ACTTTTACCATTTTATATAAGGTTTTCTACTGCCAAAGCCCCGAAGGCCTGAGCCAGTCGGGGCAATATCCCGCCATTCACTACGACGGGAAGGGCAGGAATTAAAAATCTTTTCCTTTTTCAAAAATCAAACAATTATTTCCCTGCATTAAGACAATTGTCTTTGCTTCTCGCATATAATATTTTTTAAAAGAACCTCTTAAAGATAAATGCTTGTCTGGTATTTCTTCGATTGATTTATATCTACCTGAAATAATCCCAATTAGATTTCCGGCAGAAATGAAGGTTTTATTTTTAATAATTGGAATATCATCATAAAACCATGCACCCCAAACTTGAAATAATTCTTTTGTTTTCATTGTCGTAGATTTTAAGTTAATATTAACCAAATATAGTTATTTTAAATTAAATAACAATAAAATATAGGTATTTTTTCATAGGAAATCACACATTTTTTTAACAAAAAACCCGGCCTTCGCAAGCCGGGTTCACTCACAATAAAAACACAAGATCAATAAACTATGGCTAAAAACCAGAGCTTCTTACAGTGTTTTTATTTCATCAATTTTGCTCTCATCGATATCTCCCGTTAAAGTGGTTGCTGCCCAGGTGGCTGTAATAGCTTTTAGCGCTGCACCTCCATCAGTAGGTACAACAACCCATGAGGCAAAAGCCTGTTTTAATGTTGTAATAGATTGTTGTAACTCCTCAATTACTGCTTTTGTATTGGTAAATCTCATAAGATTGTCAACCGATCCACCAAATTCAACCGTTCCATCTCCTTTTAAATAAAGGCTAAAAACCTCTTCACCATTTGTATCTGTTGCATAAATCCTCGTCTCTCCCTCGCCCGTTTGCTCTGAGCGTGCAATATAACCAATAATAACCGGTTCCCCTCTCTCACCGGTATTGGCATATAATGCCAGTATATCTTTTACCGGTTTGCTATCGATCCCATGAGGCAAGTATTGTTCTGCCGTCCTAACATCATTTTTGCCCCATCTGAGCACTTTAATAAACTCTGATGTTGCCTGCTTTACCCGGGTAATTGTTATCATTGCTCTTTAAAAATATTTTTAATGGTTAATGCCTCTGTATATACATCTGGTACCACACAAAGTAACGTAATCACATCATCCTCACCTGAAGACCATGTAACGATTGTCTCATTGACAAACAACTTTGTTGCTTTATTTAAACCAATCTCCGGTGCCTTTAATTGTATTATTGTTCCCGGAGCCGCGTATTTAGTAACCGTTAACAATATTTTAATATTTTCCAGTTCCTCGCTCAATAAATTTCGGGCTGCTTTTTTAATATCAAATATATCCCCTGAGTGAGAGGTTTTAACAATTGGCCTGTATGCTGTGGCATAAGGATTGGTTATTGTATACTCCGCTTGGTCAGGGTTGCGTATTGTTGCCTGTTTTAATACGGTAATTTCGCTATGTAATGATTGGCTATTTACATTAAGTTCCACATTTTTTAAGCCCGGGTTACCCGTCTCAAAATATATTTCAGGCATAGCCCTGGCCTCCTCATATCTCGTATATTTTAACTCACCCTCTATCGTGTGTGTCATATAAATATTTCTCTGGGAGGCTAGGTCGTTTAAATATTGTTTAACACTCATACCAGGCTCGGCATTTGTTTTCTCATATTTTTTTTTCAGATCACTCAATACATTATCCGTGCATGTGAATTTAAGATTGAAAGGTTTTAACAATTTCTCCGTAATCTGATATAATGATAAGTTATCAAATTGCAGTGGATATTTAGATGCCGGTATTGTACAATCCTCCAAAACACCGGTAATTGAGTATCCATTTGTTATTATAACCTCTGATTTGGCGCTCACTGTTATATCAGGTGTAAAAGCCACTCCTGTAAGTATAAGCGCATCCTCCTCATCATAAATCTTAACCTGAGGATATGCGCTGGGATCCTCAACAATATTTTCCAGCGTAACAAGTTGGAAAGTACTTGCCACGGCATTGAATTTCCTGTTAATTGTATACCGCTGGAAATTCCTGTACTCTTTATTATTCAATAAGACTTTCATTTTCGATATAAATCCTTTTGATCTTCTTTATCCCAAAAATAATCCAATTGTCTTTGCTGATTTATGAGTTTTTCTTGAATTGCATTATCAAAAACTTTTTCATCCATGTTCCTTGTTCTAGGCCACCTTGTTTTACAACCGTTACGGGAATTCCCGTCTCGGATTCAAGTAATGAAATATATTTCTTTGTTTGTTTTAATCTAAGAAAATCAGCCATTCTTTTATTTGGGAATGCCTTTAACATATCAGTAGCATTTACCATTTCTTTTTCGAAATCAAAAGCTATTAGTCTATTTTGATATTTTTCTATTTTCATATATAATAAATGATCTTGCGACCTTTCATGAGGCCTAAATACTCATCAAGCGTTATATTGTTTTGTGCAATAAATAACTCAATATTCTCATCTCCCGGACCCAGGAAACGATGGGCGAGTGTGATAATATTGTTATCCTCCTCCAATATATATGTACGTTCTTGTTTTGCGGAGAAAACAATGTCGAATAAATACCCAAAAGCTACATTCATTATGTAATCCAATTCGCGTGAGATTTGTTGATTTTCGGTTATCTCATTTTCATCCAATGCATTTATATACTCATTGTATGAAGCACTTATACGTGAGGCCACGGTTAATACATTTGCCCGGGTGAGATAATCGGATTCTTTTGAGCTCATAACCACCAGGGCTGTCTCACTCAATAATACCGTTGCTTGTGCTTTAAATTGTATAAAATCCTCTTCACTGCTATCATCCCTCACAAATATATCCAACAAATCATTAAACGTATCCAACAAACTATCAATCCTATGCCTTATATCCTGCACAATTGTAAATGGTAAGTTTATCAAGTCAATCACTTGGCGTATAAATCTCTCTGGTGCTGAGATTAACTCACTGGCTGCCGAACTGGCTGTCCTCAATGCATTTGTTAAATTTTGTATATCGGTACTTTGCTGGGCAATAGTTTGGTAATTACCATAAATACTATTTATTGAAGCTCTTGCCGGTGTAATAGAGGTTGCTGCCGGTGTACCGATATCATTTGTAAAAGTATCTGCCACCCCATCATCCAATGTTGTTTTATTTACTTCCACTGCTTTAACCGGATCAACTTTATTCTCCGGATATTTCGCTGTAATTGTTTCCCATAATATTCCGGTAATTTTAACAACATTCATATCCGTGTTATCCACCGATAACTCAAGAGGTTGAACAGTAAGATCATCATAAAATGGATGTTTTATAACCCATGGCCTTTTATCGCGGGCCGATTGCTCAAAAGCTGCCGCATCTTCAATGCAATTCTCCCCCTGGAAGTAAAGTAATATAGGGAATTGTGCACCTTGTATCTCTTTCCTCTCAACATACGTACCTTCAATGCCTATAAAATTAAACCCTTCTGCATTAAAATTAATATTCTTTTTCGCCTCTTTCCACATAGGTTTATACTCCTTACCATCTCCCGTACGTATGGTTAGTTGTATATCATTAATCCTGGTTATCCAACTCATTTCATCAAATATTTTTCTATTTGTCTTTTCCCTTGTTTACCATATATGCCAGGTATTTGGCCCATTACCTCCTTACCTGCTGGTGTAATAAATGGCCGTTCATCCACTTTAACATCTCTTTTTAATAGAAACAATGTTCTCCAAACCCCACCACGTAATACACGTAATAATGCACTCTCGGTTTTTATGAGTGTAGACTCAGAGCTCCGATATATCCTGCCCTTAGGTTTATTCATCCATATCTTTTGATAAAAACCTTTACTGATCAGGGACTTCTCTCTTTCACCTTCTCTAGCTTGCACCGTTGGTACATTTCTATTTTTTAACCTGCCACCTATCTCTTGTATTTTCAATTGATTACCGGCAATGGATTTACCTTGTGGAATACCGCACTCTGATTCCATTTGAGTAATATCGAACGTATTCTGAGATTTATGTACCTCGAGGTGAGAGCGTATAAAGCTGGGTACACGTATTATAAATTGTCTTTTAAAATTACCCAATGCTAATTTACGCGTCTCAAAAGCGGCATCATTTAATGTTGAACGTATAGCAATAGGCAAGGCCGAGCGGTGTATTCTCTCTAATTTATTTGTCATCACCACCACCTCTTGGTCATTTATATTAAACATATGCGTTTCCATTCCATTCTATTCCATTCATTATACATAATCGATATAAAGGAAACCGACCATCCATGCTGGCTTTATTTTAAGTAATAACTCACGAAATTCCTTTTTACGGTCCTCCTCAACTTCGGCCCTATCCCAGTTTGGTGAGCTGCCACCTTCTCCACAAACAAAAAAAGTTGCTTTAAGCTGTGTTGCATATGGGTTCTCCGGATCTGACTGACCAGAGAAGAAATCAGCATCTTCCGTCTCATCAATACTATTTGCAATTATTGTATAATCATAACCCGTTGGATCGCTCGAGGTTCCTGAATCGGCTGTATTATATTTCACATAAACATCAAAACCATTATTCTGCAATTGTATAGTTAAAAAATTTGCCCCGAGTCTCGCATTATCGGAACCTGGGAATTGCATGCGCCCATATATTGTTTGTTTCCTTGTTGTTAAAGATAATTCTGTGTTTGTCATAATACCAAGCGCCCTCTCCCATTCCATAGCATCCTCTTCACTAAAATTCTCATTATCCGGCAGGATTGAATATAATATACTCCTCATTTTCTCTACTGCTCTGCTCTCAGAATATGCCAATCCCTCATGCATCCTGTAATAATTAACAATGCCACTGAGCCAAAAAGCCCTGCCTGTTGGATATAATTGTTTCGTAAGCCTCATTAATATCTCAACAAACCTGGGTACATTTAATGTTAAAACAACACTATAAATTTGTACCCGATGGTTACCCGAATCAATTATGTATAATTTCTCATCATAGAATAACACCTGGCGTGGGAAATAAAAATGATCTTGTGTTGCTCCCTGGGATCCAAACGACTCACCATAAGCAAACGAATCATCATAAAATACCAACCTATGCCCGGCAGTATCTACACAAGTTAAAGCCACCTCATTTGTTGCCTCTATTAATTTGGCCAAGCCTATGGGATAATCGTAATAATCTGCCGGTATCGAAAACATAAAAATACCTGAAATGCTAAATACTTTTATTTTTTTATTACCACTATCGGAAACAACAATGTATCCCTCAAATATCTCAATCCCTTCTGGTAATTTGAGTAATTGATCCCCACTCCCTGTATTACCAAATGTATTCACCAAAGCAAATGTATAGCGGTTACGGGCGGTTATTGTATTGTAACCTCTGTCACAGATATAAAGTGTATTGTTGTAAAACTTAATATCAACGGGTGTATAGTATGCATGTGCTGTGTCAACATAAATATAAACCGTTCCATCGGTATTACTTTTAACAATATGTTTATGATTGCCCGTATCATATGTATTACATATAAAAAGCCAAACCCCATCGGAAACGATTGCCTCGGGTAATGCCAATGTCCCACCACAATCAAATTGCCTTACAAATACACCAGCCAGTGTAAAAACTTGTATCCTGTTGTTTTGCCTATCGCAAACATATAACTCCTCATTAAAGATGCAACATCCATAGGGATATTGAAATTGCCCATCAAGTACACCCTGTTCTCCGAACTCGGAGCTAAACGTAAGATCTACATCAACATTTGGCATATTATACTGAAGTTAATGAGTTTAAAAAAGGTATATTACCCTCGGAAAAAGTGTAAAGTGAGACGGGCGTACCATCCACTTTAAGCTGCAATGATTCAAATGTTGCCAGGGAGTCTATTACATTCCTGACAACATTGTATATATCAGCCTCATACAATATACCCATGTTTGCATCATTCAAATTATCCACACCTGCAATATATGGCCTAACATCTAAAAGCATTGTATCAATGGCAGCCCCTATGGCTGTCAGATAAGAATCATCTGATAGGTTTGTAATAATTACATCTACCTCAACCGTATTTATTGGTGTGTAATTAATATCAAAAACTCCCATAGGGCAATGGCCCATAACCGCTGGTGGGTCGCTCAACTCAATCTCTACCTCTACATCTTGTATAATAGCTGCTGAGGGTGTACCATGGCCATCCGTCGAATCCTCAGGGGTAGCCTCAATATAAAGATCAATTATACCTGCCTCAGTTATGTATGGATATATTTGTCTTACGCCCGGGGCCTCATTACCCCAAGCCCGGAAATCAGCCTTTGAGCCACCCATTGCGGCTGTTCTAAATTTTGCAACAATCTCCTTTCTGTAATCTTCAATATTCTCAGCCTCCGTTGGTGTTGTACTTATAGCTGTGACAATTCCATAACTATCCACATCCACAATTGGCTGCGTCAATTGCAACTTATCATCAATCTCCAATTTTGCATCAACCCCCAACTCTAAGGCTCTCAATAAAATATTACCAGTTGTATCTGTAAACGTAAATGTTGTATCGAGTACAAATAACTTATCAGGTGATGTGCTCGTATCCAAACTTTTATATGTTGTATTGGAGATTATCGTTGCGCCAATCTCCCCTGTAACCTCTACCGAGTACTCACCGGCTGTGGCCGGCGTTGGATAACGTCCAAGTTTAATAAAACCAAAACGCGAGAGGGAACCTTGTAAAGACTCCGGGTCTGCTGTATCCGGGAAAATATTTTTATAAATGAATGCTGCCTGCAGATAAAAAAGTTTCAATTTTGCCGCCTGCACAAATGATATGGCATTTATTATGGCTCGTCCAACAATCGAAGGTATTTGCAGCCGGTTTCGTAAATCAGCCGCAATCGATTGCTGTAGTTCGGTTAATGTTGGTATTGTCATCTTTTTTAAATAATAGTTTGTTCAATTATCTCGCCTTGTGTACCATCCCAAAGAAATTTAATCTTTGTAGAATTTCCCCCTGGGTATTTTAATTGCACAGAAAGTTGAAAATGTCCTGGTGCTGTTATACTACCTGATACTATGATATCGGCATAATTATTAAGGAATTTTAAATCTTTTTTTGCTGCATCCTCAAGCCTTGAAATACCACCTGAGGTTAATGGTTGTGACATTAATGCACGCTCAAAATTACTGTTAAATTGATTTTCCCGGGCCAAATAAGCATTTCCCCACCAATCTCTCCTCTCCTCCGTACCCTCAATTACATCCTCTGTATTTTGCTCAATATTACCACCAAAAAGTGCAAGATAAACCTGGTTTGTTAAACCATGTATAACCTCTATATCGCCGGATTTAATATTAATATCTCCACCCGTGCCACACTCAAATATGCCAATATCAAATACATCCATACTCATTTACTCTTGCCATCCAAGTGTTTGTGATAACTCAACGTCAATGCCAGTATTTTTTAATATTCGTGCCCTTGTGTTCTCCATTGCCTGTACACCTATTTGCACATAATTCCGCTCAAGTCTTTCCTCTCTCTCGGTTCTTCCCCTCTCGAGTTCTGCCTCAACATTTAATGGTCTCCCCCTCTCATCCGTCTCAGTATTCAAGTGTAACGTTTCCCGGAAGGCTTGTAATTTATCGGCTGCCGGCTCAATAAATTTACCTACACCAGGTATTTTTGAGAGTAATTTGAGTAATACCTGTACTGGTAACAGGATTGCATCAAATATAGTTTTACCAATGGCCCAAATGCCAGCAAGTATACCTTTCGATTTAAACGCATCAATAATCATATTCCAATTTCGGCGTATAGATTGGATGAGATTGATCATCCAACCTATAGGGCCCATAAGCAACAATATTGCTGCTCCCCACTCATGGTATTTTTTTATCAATACTCCAATCCAGACAATAAGAGCAATTACTGCCAGGGCTAGAAGTAAATATGGGTTTTTAAATGCGGCAGTCACAATATTTAATATTGTCTGGGCCACAGTAACCGCGCCAAGTATTAATTTATAAGCAATAAATGCTTTTATAAGGTTCCATACAAAAGGTATGATCTTATCCATATTATCAGCTATTTTAAGCAACGTATCCTTGAGTTTTTGCATTGATTTATTTGATTGGTCAGTTGTGGTAACCTGATTTAAAAATGCATATTTCAATTCTAGTAACCTATTTTTTAGAGAATTAGCTTTTATATCTGCCTGTTCTTGCGCTGCTCCAACAACCCATAATCCACTATGTAAATCATCATTGCTTTTTGTTAATCTTTTAATAACTTCATTTTGTGCTATCAATGTTAATAAATATTTTCCCATGTGTCTGCCAACTAATTTGTTAGCATCATCAAGAGTCAAATTTCTTTTAGAAAGATTATCAATTACTTCTGAAAATTTAGTAAATGATGGATTTATTTTTTTATCCGTTGATGCTGCTAACATTGATAATACTCCAGTTAAAGCTTCTCCTGCTTTTGCTTCTATTATTCCTCCAGCGGCTAAAGCTTGTAATGCAACATTTGTCTCTTCAAAATCTAATCCGGCCGCCCTTGCTGCTGATCCTGCATTGACCATAGCTTCATTCAATTGATATATTTTAGCAGTTCCTTTTTGTTGTGATGCAGCTAAAATATCTGCGTATTTCATAGCCTCTTCTGGAAGCGCTCCAAATTGATTCATTGCCTGAGTTAAAGCAGCTGCTGCTTCCTCCGGTGCCATACTTGCTGCCCTTCCTAACACAATTACTGCTTCAGAAACGGTACCTAAAGCTTTTGAACTTTCCAGTAATTGTGGTTGAGCACTACCAACTATATCAAATGTATTCGCTATATCTGCTTTAAATCTTCTTTGTGATTTAGCAATTCTATCAATCTCTTTCTCAAATGATTTGAATTTTTGTCCTGTAACGCCTGTAATTGCTTGTAATGATTGTAAACTCTCATCGAGCCGCAAATTAGCATCAACTACTGTATTTATTAAGAGTAATGCACTGAGCCCGAGGCCCAGTTTACCAAGGGTACCGAGGAAACGATCAAAACCGGCCCTTACTTTCCTTTCAATCCTGTGAACATAAGCAAGACCGGCGGCTGTTTTTTTAGTAAATGCGGAGGTGGCGGTTTGCATTTTTTTTACCACAGCCGTTAATTGATCTATGGCCCTGAATTTTGTACTAACTTGCAATGCCGCATTCTCCATTATTTTTTGCCTCCTATACTTTTATTGATCTCATTAACATAATCCAATGCATCTTGATACCAATATAATAATCCATGATGATCAGCATCATCGAGATACATCTCATCGATTACCTCAGGTGTAAAATGGTATAACCTGACAACGGTTTTAATTACCGGAGCCAGGTCATCAGTTACAAAAAATAAAGAACAATAGCTTGCATTATACGCTGATCCTCGGTATCCATTTGCTCAATCAAACCCATATTCTGGTTTGTAAGTGCGGCACCATAAGCAATAATACGCCTATCCCCATCTGTGGCCTCTACACCTTTTAATTTAATGTTGAGTAATTTTTGAGGTATTCTCGGCATATACCGCAATTTATTAAGTATAACGGATCCATCCGCGTTTTCAAGTGGGAATATTAAATTATGATTTATATACCCATCCTCATCGATTGAGATATCACCCTCAACAATTGCACTTACCAGTAAATCCTCACTCTTATTTTTGGTATTCTCCTGCCTTTTTTGATCGCGTATCCGTTTAATGGATATCCACCGCTCAAATTCCTGTAAAGCAGTTTGTGGGTCAACTTTTGCTCTTTGTGTTTGCTCTAGTTTTTCGTCTTTCATAATTTATTGATTTTAAGATAATGACCTTACCTCGCCCTCAAAAGCAATTTTAAGTGTTACAAGGGCCGTATTGGTATTACCTGTTACATCGCCAACCGGTTTGCCCGTACCTCCCCATATTTTACCGTTTCTATGGTTTATTGTCCAATTTGAGAGAACAGGTGAGGCGGCTAACGCTGCCAGTTTAGAGAGTTCATCCTGATCTGTCATGTCCCAAGCTATTGGTGGGCTCTCGTAAGAACCACGTACACGGTTTATTTGATCGATCAGTTTACCATCACCAGTTATTGCATTGGCATCATCGTTTGACCGGAAACCTCCCGGGTCAAGTGTGCCATCTTCATTCGCCTTGCAGTATATTGTACCTGATCCTAAGGTTGGATGCGAATATGTAATTTCCGTAATATCTCCACCTATGTATGGCATATTTTTTTATTTTTATGTTGAATAATTGAAATCAACCGCTGCATCCGTGCTCACTATGTGAGCCGTGGAAGTTCTTTTATACTTAAAAGCCACATCCAACCTAGCTGGGTTCACCTCGTTGATACCTACCTGCAGGTTATCAGCACTAAATGATTGATCGGCCAATAATGCCAAACCTTCCAAATTCGAAAACAACTCATTAAATAACTGCTTTACTCCTTTTGGCTTTATCGTATTACTAACCTTTGTCGGTGTGTTATCTGGAACAATAGCCTTATCCTGTATATATATTTGCATTAATAGCAAAACATTATATGCCACGTTCCAATCCACAATAATATCTCGTACTGGCCTGAATTTTGGTGTCGGATCACCTTCTGGAGCATATGTGGTAATAAGATCCTGGATCATATATTTACCAGCACTCAATGAGACGGTTGAACTACCTACTTTTACCAGATAATCCCTGCCTGTATAATTGGCAAAATCTCCAATATCCTCATCTGTCGGCACAGGCATATCCAAGTATTTTTGTCCACCTACATCAAGGTGTGGGTAATTCTGCGCGGTAATTGCGCAAATTAATACCACATTTGCTGCAGCTTCCCAAGGGAAACCCTCGCTATTTGGGGCCGGGCAATGTACATTACTTACCTGATCAATCCTGGCCGCATCATTGGTTATCAATTCAATATCCTCTTTTACACCGAGTACACTACCAAAAAAGAATAAGGCAGGTTTAAAAGAGGTTGGAGTATATCGCCCCGATGGGTTTTGTGGATCCGGTACGCCGTTAAAAAGCTCAATAACATCGAATACTGCTTCACCGTAAGCATTTACAACCAATGTATTCCAATTATCACCAAAAGTTGCCAATGCATCATCTATTTCGGCATCTCCCGTACCGGCTGTATTTGAGGATTCGGCATATACGATGCCAGCACCTTCCCCAAATGTCTCTACTCTACAATTTAATACCGCTGTTGCACCTTTCCATTTGGATGTTAATATAACTTTTGTAGTGCCATCCGAGGCAACTACTGGTGAACCCATTACACCATTTACAGCATCAATTATAGCATCAATAACATCTCCCGCATCTCCATCTTCTGGTACTGTAAATGAGTAGTATTGACCATCAATGTTATCCCGGCCATTAATATATAATTTATGAGTTGCATTTTTTGTAACTGTAGTAGCCACAGTAACACCCAATTCATAAATACCAGCCGTGGCTCCATCATCTTCCGGTTGAGCTATTGCAATAGTAGGTATTCCCCCTATCGGGTCACCACTCAATGGTCTTAATATACGTGCCATCTGGTGAAGGGGTGAACCATAACCATATTTCTCACCAACTTGTTTTGCATTAATAAAAGCAAATGGTGTTTCATCAAGATTCTCTTGGTAAGCCGTATTGGCCTCCCCAAGTATTACAACTCTTTGCGGCAGGTAAGGTGTAATTACCTCAAAATTCGCCGGATATACCTTATAACCGACAACCCTGCTTATACGACTTAAATCTACTGCTGTTGATAGCATTTTATTCTGTATTAAGTTCTACTAAAAAGCCTTTCTCTGTCTCATCAATTTTAACCTGTGTTGATACAACACTCAGTACTAATCCCGTAAGATCGCCAACCGATTCGGTTGAGAGTACGTTAAATGCAATCTGGGCCACAACTGTATGTAATGCATCCTTTTGCTCCACTCTACCTATTGTACAACTCTCTACCCATCGGCTTGCAATTGTACCAGGGCCAAAACCCAAATCATACCATTCACCACATGAGAGTATATACATTACAATGCCTGCAAAACGCTGTACATTAATTGCAGCCAGTTTATCAGCCTCATCTGCATCCGTATGTTTTGCATTTACATGGATATCAATAATATATTTATTTATTCCACGCCTGCTTACGGGTGTATGATTATCATAGGGAGTTGATTGATAATAAATATTAATGGCTGGCAACTCTTCAAGACCAAAAGGTATTATCCTCTCGATCCATGTTTTTAGATTGGTGGCCACAGTTTGTGCGGAAAGTTCCAATGCTAAAATTGATGCGATTTGATCACGGATCAATTCAAAATTCTGTTGTGGTATCTGACCGTCTATTTTAGCTGGCATCTTCGTAATCTCCCAAAATACATACAATTAAACCCGTCGTATAACTTGGCATTGTTTCTTCAATCATATAAGTATACCTGTTCCCACTTGCATCACACCAGGTAACTAAATGCTTCCGTAAATCAACATCCCCATTATCATTTCTTGTTTGGTAACCCTCATCCGTCAAAACACTCTCTACGACCGAAATATGAGCGTTTTTTGAGTTTACCGGTAGACCTGTCTCGGGGTTAATACCTAGGCTATGTTTTGAAACGAGACCACGAACCGTAATAGGTTCGCCAACTGGCGGGGTAAACACAATCTCTTGTGAAAACCCCGCTCTTGTGTGGCGTTTCATATCTATTATGGCTCTCTCAAGGCTCATTATTATTTTGTATCGCCGGTTTTATCCGTTTTAGCTTTTTTCCCACCATCATCAGGTTTTTTCTCCTCCTGCTTTTCTTTACTTTCCTTCTCATCAGCCTCAGCTTTTAACTCTTTTTTATACTGATCGATAACCTCTTTTGGTGTCTTTGCCTTTGTACCTACTGGTTTTATATAACCTGCAGCATATGCCGCCTCAAGTTCGCCAGCGTCAAAACGCTTTGTGGATAATATGCTTTTGGGGCCTTTCCTGATTACCTGTCCGCCTATAGCGACTGATAAACTTACGAGTTCAAACTTTTCGTATTTCATAATTCTTATTGTTTTATGAATTTAAAGTTCAACCTACGTATGATAGCTTTTAGCGAGTCGCTAAGGCCATTTACCCGTATACGCCAATATTCACCACAATTATCCTGGTTTGATAAATTAATGCTCATTGTCCAGGTTGTGGGTTTCACGACAACTGTAGTCAAGGTAACATCAAAAGCATTAATCTTAATACTATCAGCCGGATAACCTTCCAAACCAGCCGTATCAGTTAATGCTCGTATAATTGGATAAGCTAATTTACCAGTGATGCTATCCTTACCGCTTGCAGTATATGAGAAAGTTTGTTTTGTTGGCGTAAAACTAACCACAGCCTCATCCTCACCATCCCATGAGGTACTATCAATAACTGTATAATCCTGGTCAGGGAACATTTTGTTCTCGAGATAAATCCATACAGTTGTATCAGCCGTACCCCCTACAGAGTCAATCAACATATCCACATAACAGTACATTCTACCATCCATTTTTTTCTGTACGGTATATGTCCATAGACTATCCCCCGTATCAAGTGCATTCGTGGTACCATCCCACAGTAGATACGTCTCAGCATAGTCGAGAACATAATCTACTGTTTTATTTTGTGAATACCCTACTATAGCAAGTAAAGCAAACCCTAAAATAAATATTATTTTTTTCATGCCTCACCTCCTTATCCTACTTCAACATCAGATAAGACCTTCATCGTATAGATCATATCAACCGTTACCGGCATTGCGGCACATGCACTCATCAAAAAGAAATAATGAGCACTGGCATTCCTATCCACAAGGTCATATCTCCCATACTCACCGGCAACCCTGGCAATCGTTTCACTAAATTCAGTACCATCGGCCAATTTCATTACAGTAGGTAAACCAGCATGTGCCACTTTAAATCTGGTACCACTTACCGGGATCATTACTGCATAGTTGTCAGGCCAATATCTTACCTGATTGCCATCGGCATCTTCATAAATCTCATCATAAGTCCATACATTAAGTATATATGGTCCTGCAATAAGTTGCCCATGGTAAGCTGCTCCAAAAGAGGTTGCAACTGGTCGGCGGATATCAATTAATTGTACCTGACGGAAATTAGCTGGTACTGTAAAATAGTTTGTCTTTTTAAGGGCTAACCATGAGCTACCGCCCATTATAATATCAAATTCCGGTGTACCATTTTTCCCATACCTGCGGATAAATTCACCGCCGGCTTTTAATTGGGATTCAACATCTGTATCCGCTGTACTCCAATAACCACCAGCACCGATGAGGTCAACCATTGATTCTGATTTACGTTTATAATCCAGGTTATCCCCATTTTGCATAGTGACAACTCCTGTCTCAAGTACCTGGCTGCACTGTAATTCTTTCCTGCGTTCAATTTTTGCACGTATCTCGATATAATGAGTTGCTATATCCCGTGCCAAAATTCCCAAAATCTCGGCATCCGTGGGTTCTCCTTTTGCACCAAAAACACGGTCATAATGATCAAGCTCGGTAGCATCAAAAAACTCCTTATAAAATGGCGGCAGGTATTCCTTCAATGACCATTTACTGAAAGTATTTCTTATCCCGCGGCTTCCTCTCATAATATCAACTGCAATTTTCTCAGTACCTCTTTGTACCTCAAATCTTACCGATGCCTCGCGTGTTGTATCTGAGGGAAAATAAGCCCTTAAAAAACTAGGTGCCGGGATCATCTCATTGTACGACTCGGTATATGCCGATGTCAATATTCCGTACGCTTGTTGAACTGGTAACATTTTATTATCCTCCTTTATTTTAATGGTTATCAACTGCCGTCAGTTCACTACCGCCCTCAAGTATAAAACCCATAGCGTTAAGATAATCCTCAACCGTACGATCATCACCTGTGATTGCAGTGTCAAGCTCAACCCCTTCGGGTAATACAATCTTGCTGCGTGCAACTCGACCTTTATTTACCAGGGTGAGTAATTTAGAGGCTCCATCTAGCAATGCTATTGAGGAGCTAAGGCCCAAATTAACTATACCTATGGGATATTGTGAACCATCACTTGCCGAGGGGTCGCATTCAATTATAGCTCCTGTGGCGGCTACTTTCCCCATGAGGTGACCGTTATAAATCGTATCTCCGCCACTTGAGGTAAATGTACCTGTGATTGATTCATTATCCCCGAGAAATAGCTTACTAACATCGTATTCGGTAGTAAGCTGATTCGCTGTTCTGATTGGTTGCGTAATTTCTCCCATAGCTTACTTCATTACGATTGACTCAGGTTGTTTTCCTTTAATACCTGCGGCCTTGAAAACTTTCTGTTTAAATTCCTCTGCCTCAGTAGTTACACCCTTTTTTTTGGGTTCATTTTCAGTATCAACTTTTTGTGAGTTAGGCGAATCCTCTTCTGCATTATCGAGGTTTTCCTTGTTATCTCTTTTTGCAATCATCTCGGCCATGAACTTTTGGCTGATCGGCTTACGTTCCTCTATAGCCGTACGTGTGGCTTTTGCGTCAGTTTCGACGAAAACCAGGTGAGCACTCACGCGGTCAAACTCCTGATCCGCGCCTATCTTTTTACCGGCTTCCAGACCTTCATTGTAAATTGTATTATACAACTCAGGTTGCTGTGCCTTTAATTCGTCTTTGTTCATAAACTTTTTGTTTTTTTGTTCGTTAGAATTATTATTTACCTCCAAATCTGTCACACCCTCAATATCCACATACTCATCACTGCGTTGTGATTTGCTGGTATCCTCACTGCGTTGTGAGAAATCAGCGTAAGCAACAAAATGCTCGCTGTATGCTTTTACCTGTTCCGGTGTCAGTTTCATTATCCTATCAATTAATCCAATTTTTTTAGCCTGTTTTGCTGTTAACATTACATCTCGTCTCTTTTCTGCCTTAAAAATATCATCCATCGTTGTACCGCAAACCTCCTCAAAAATATCCATATTTAACCTGCTCTCCATTTGCCGGCGTAAATCTTTGTTAATGTTATCAAGCAAAACTCTATCCTCATCATTCTCAATATATGCATCAGCTCTATGTAACATGAATTGTGTTACTTCAAGAGCCTCAACCTCATCACAATAAAATGTAAGGAAGATAGCCATACTCATAGCATGGCCAAAAATGGATAATTTTTTATTGCCGGATCGTTTTTGGAGTGGTCCTATGATGGACCAACCTGCAAATACTCTACCACCTGGGCAATTCATCCATATTTCAATATCCTCATCCTCGGGTATTTCGTTCATTTTTTCAACAAACTCCTGAGCAACCACATCATAAATTGGTGCATATAATAAAAGTGGTTTATTGGTTGCAGATATTTGCATAATGGGTGAGTACCCACTACTACCTGAGGCCGGTTCAAAAAGTATATATGTAATGTTGTGATCTTTTAACCATTTTTTTGCCTCGGCAACAGTGAATTTACTTTTAGGGAAACGGTATGCTTGTGTTTTAGTTGGCCCACTTGGATTACTTTTAAGTGGCCCGCCATAAATCATTATACCGTTAGGGAGTGTTTGCAGGACAACAATATGATCGAAGTCTTTTGGATCACGTATTCGCGCGGCATGAAAATTTGGATACGGCATATCACAAACCTTTTTAGTTTATGGTTTGTGATTAGGGTAATGCGAAAATATTGTTTTCTTTTAAATAAAAAAAATTGCTATCCATAATTTTATAAACACAAAAAACCCGGCCCATAAAGATGGGGCCGGGTTACCCTAACCACTTTAACCCTTTGATTATGAAAAAATTTATACTTCTTCCTCCTCTGCAGGTTCTTTTTTCAGCAATATCTCCATGCCTGTTCTGATCTCGGCAAGGCCTTTAACCAGGTGTTTTGCTCCCTCAAATGCTTTTGAGTTACCCTGGCCATATGCCTCGGCAATGGTGTTTATAACTATCTCGGCCTCATCTCCTGTAAGGTCGGCAACTTCCTGACCAATTTCCTTTGCAGCAGCAATAAGTCTCAAAGCCTTCCCACCGTGTTTTACTACAAGTGTACCAGCTTCAATAAAGGAAATTTTACCATCTTCAAGATCCTTTTTTACATCCTCATAAACGGGGACAGAATCATTAATTGTTTGTACGATTTTGTCAACATCTTCAGTTTTCATAAAAGTTAATTTTTAGTTATTAATACTTGTGAATTTAAGAGTTATTTCTTTTTAATCAATTGTTTGCCCAGCTCTCGTAAACCAAAATATGCCCCGGTAAGTGACCATACCATTTTCCCCATAAAATCTACATATTGGGCCTTAATCTCAATACAATTGCCGTCGAGAACCGCAAAAAGCACAAAAAATATAATGGTTGTAATAAGCACCAATGGCCTTACATTCTTACTAAGCCATGAATCAGTTTGTATATCCAACTTTAAAAGCTCCTTAGAGAGCTCTAAGCGTAATTTCTCTTTTTCTGTTTGGTTATTAACAATGTTATCAACAATCTCACCCAGTCTGTTAATAAGATCGCTAACACCAACAATATTCAATAATTTCAGGTTCATACCATTACCAATTAAATTCATCTTTAACCTCAAAACATGGGCAACTTTTTATCCATTCCCACCTCTCAATTTTACCATCCTCCTCACCCACATCAGTACATGGTGTTATAATAAATTTTATTGTACAACTTTCTGCCATTTACAAAACCTCCAATATATTAATCAAAGTTTGTAATTCGATATATTCTTCACTCCAATATAATTTTAAACGTATCCATAGTACTTGTTAAATATAGAGGCCTAAGGTCAAGGAAATTCCAACTTTCCTCGTTTGAATCTATTTTCTTCCTGTATATCTCATCAATAATCTCTAATTGCCATTGTGAGTTTTTGCTTTGTGTTTTCTTTATAACATTAATTTTTTGCGTATTTTTATCTACTTTATTCTCAACCCTATTTATCTGTCCCCCCAAAATACCAAAACCTTTTTTAATTACAGAGCCTAACGTATCAATACGGTTATTAACATTCATTATATCCGTATGTATTTTATTCTGATTTTCTTGGTATGTTTTAAATGTACCTTTAATAATATAACAAGCCATTATAAATACTAATGCCGCAAGTGTATTTTTACCTACATGCTTTAAAGCATCTATAATAATTGATTTCATAACTTAATCAAATAAAGCAATCAATATAATTATCAATCCAACTAAAAAGACAATGGCTGTTAAAGCTAATATAATGCGTTTTGCGAGGTTATCATACCAACTTGCACGAATATATCGTTTGAATAAAATATTAAAAAATCCAAAGGCGACAAGTAAGCCTGCGCTGATTTTCCCGATATAGAATAAGATTTTGTTTTTCATCTTTTTTAAAAAAATTAAGTAGTCATATATTGACAATCTCAACAAATTATAACATCAACAGTTTGACCTGCATTTGTTATAAAAACTTTAGAAAACATAATAATAAGAAATTGCAATTCTTGTCCTCTATTATAAAAAAGTGCAAGAAAGGAATTTTGATATTTGCCTTCATCTTCGGCATCCCATATATTGTCAGGTAATCCAATAGCACTGCCATGTAGTCCTCCGCAATGTTTCTTGTATAATTCCAGTTCTTCCTCCTGTCTGAGCCACTGGTTCATATTTTGCCCTAATCCAATAACCAGAAACAGAATCCGGTACAGTCAAAGAATCATTAACCAAAAGGGTTGAAACTGTTCCGGTTGTGTCGAATGCATATTGAAAAGTATAAATAGAGTTTCC